CATCGCCACCAAGGCGCGTGCCAGTGTGAGCGACTCCGCCAGATGGAGCTGCGGCGGCGGGTTCTCTTCAACGGTTTCAGCCATTGCCCTTTTCCTTCCCTTGCGCCTGCAGCAGCCGGGCGCGCCACGCCTTCAGGCCCTCGATCACCTTGTTGGCGTCCGCGCCCTTCAGCCATTCCGGGCTGCCGACGCCGGCCGGGCTCTTCGCGGATTTGGTCTGGCGCGCGACGAAGCTGCGCAGCGCCTGGTCGGAGCCGTCCTTCAACATCGGCTGCATGTCGGCCCAGATCGCGTGGATCATCCGCACGGCGGGCTGCTGGCTGTGCCGCTTGCCGGTGCGCGGCGTCCAGCCCAGCCGCTTCATCTCCGCGATCAGCGCGCCCAGCTCGGCATTGGTGCAGTTGGCCGTGCTCTCCCGGCTGGTGATGCGCAGCAGCAGGGCGCGATAGGTGCCATCGTCCAGCGCCATTTCCTTGCGCGCGATATGCACCTTCGCCTGCATCGCGCGCCGATCGTCCCACTGACGGGGCTGCGCGCCCATCACCCGAGCCCCGCCAGCCGCACCACGATGTGGCTGCCCCAATACAGCGCGTAGCCGGTGCCGATCGCGCAGATGACCACAATCCCGAACCCGAGCAGCAGCATGAACGCGTCGCGTCCCTGCCGCCGCGCGCGGCGCATCCGCGCCCGCCTGGTTGCCCCGCCGATCATCACACCCGCGCCAGATCGAGCGGCAGCTGCACGAAGTCCTGATCGGCGCCGGCGCGGCGATAGAGGCGCAGATACCGCTTCGACGAAACCACCCGCACCGCGTTGGATATCGCCTCCATCGCCTGCTTCCAGGTCTCGTCGGCGATATCAAGCCGCCTCAACCCGAGGATGCGATCCACGTTCAGCTTGCCTTCCTTGTCCACCGCGAACGCGTCGTTGACGATGACGCGCAGGTTGGCGTTCGCCCCCTCGCTCCATGCCGTGATGCACTTGTCCACCAGTTGCTTGGCGATCTGCAGCTCCGGCCCGAAGGTCAGGCTGTCGCCGATCGCCACCTGCAGGCGCAGGTTTCCGTTGTAGCTCGACAGTGTCAGGTTGCCCTTCGCGCCGCCCTTCTCCAGGCCGTGGCTCTGCGCCAGCAGGTCCAGCAGCGCCTGCACCTGGCCGAAGGTCTTCTCCCGAAACTCCCGCAACGCACGCGACAACAGCAGCGCCGCGACGAACGTCTTCCCCACCAGCTCGTCCTCCAGCAGGTCGGCCGGCTTCACGTTCGCCAACGGCACCAGACGGCCGCTGCTGTCCTGCATGTAGTCGGGCGGTACTAACCCCGTGCTCTGATCGTCCATCGTCATGTCTCTCCGTGTGTTTGGTTGCGTCGGTCATCAGGTGCGCGCCGATCCAGCGCAGCTCGGCGTTGCGCACGCAGTCCGGGCAGGCGTCGATGTGTCTGTCGGTGCGCCGGGTCGGATAACCCGATGTCGGATACACCGCGCCGGTGTCGTGGCAGGTCGGGCAGAGGAAGCGGCCCGGCGTCACGTGCGCGCCCTCGGCACCGTGGTCGAAATCGGGATCGGCCGCACGCGCGCGGGGCGGATCGGCCGGCCGTGGATCAGGTCGGAGATCTGCGCGTCGTTCATCTCCCCCGGATGGAGCCGGGTCACCACCGTGGCGCGCCACGGCCGGGTGTGCGCCTGGTGGATGCAATGCAGGATTGCCCTGCCGATCAGCGCGCGGATCATCGCGGCGCCACCGAGGCGTCGTTGCCCAGCCGCTGCCACGCGTCCAGGATCAATTGCTCGCTGACCGGTTCGCCGTCGGCGGCGGCCATCATGTGCGCCATGCTCAGGCATTTGGTGAAACCGCGCAGCGCGCCCGGCTTCTTCGCGATCGCGGTCAGCAGCTTGCGCTCCGTCGCGCCCTCGATGCCCCAGGCTTCCAGCAGCATCTTGATGTCGGCCGTCAGCGGTGTCGGGCGCTTCACCTGCACGCCGACGCGGCTGTAGAGCTGGGCGAACTGCGCCGAGCGGGTGCCGCCGTTCAGGCGCGCATAGATGGTTTCGTTGCCCAGCAGCGCGAAGCCGCACTCGGCCTTGTCGTGGATCGTGCGCAACTGATCCAGCGCGCAGCTCGGCAGGTGCTGCGCCTCGTCGATGATCACCAACGCCCCGGAGTCGCGCAGCTTGGTCACGATGGCGCGGGAGATGCTCTGCGCGGAATAGCGCTCGGTGATGCCCAGCGCGTTCGCCAGCGCATCCAGGAATGATCGCGGCGTGGTGATGCACGGCTCGGCGGTCAGGATCGAGACGTTCGACGCGATGCCGCGATAGTAATGCGCCGCCGACGTCTTGCCGACACCGGCGCCGCCGGTGGCCACCGCGATGTCCGGCAGATGCTGCGCGAATTCGAACGTGCTGATCAGGTCCCGCGCCGTCTGGGTCATCAGAAACCCCGGCTTCGGTCGCAGCAGGTCGCGGGTCCGCGTGCCGGATGCACGGCTGTCCAGCCATCGCTGCATCTTCTCGGCCTGGCGCTCGTTGTTGCCGGCATACTTGCCGTCCAGCCACGCATGCACCGTGGAGTAGGCCGCACCGGACAGCCGGGCGACGTCGGTGATGGCCAGCTTGTCGGCCTCCATCGCCGCGCGCACCGCCGCCCGGATCGAGTCCTGGGCGTCGGCGATAGGGGTTTCTGTGGTGGTCTCGCTCATGGTATTCTCTCCTTGCTTGTGGCTACGTCGTCCGGGCCGGGCGTGTTCCAGACGCCCGGTCCACCTCTCAGGCGTCGGCGTCCTCTTCCTCCACCAACCGCAGTCCGCCGGCGCGTCGCGCGGCGCTGAGCTGGGCCAGGGCACCGAGCATCCGCCGCTGTGCGTCCGGCTGTTCCTCGTCCTCCTCCGGTTGTTCCGCAGGCATCGGCACCCGCGCGGTGTTGCCCCACGTCACCGGCCGCACCACCTTGGTTTCCGGCGCAACGGGCGCTGTGACCGGATCGGCCATCTGCGCCGCCACTTCCTGGATGGTCAGCCTGATCTCCGCCTCCGCCAGGGCCTTGGTCGCCTTCCGGAAGGTGCCGATCTTCCGCGCATGTGCCGCAGCGGCTTCGACGTTGTTGAAGCCAACCGCTTCGATGCACGGCGCGGCGCCGAGGTAGGCACCGTCCAGCCGGTAGACATGCAGCGGCTGATGCAGGGCCTGCGGATCGAACCGCGCCACCACCTTCTGCCCGGCGAACGCCAGCAGGAACTCCGACCAGTAGCGGTTGCCCTGCAGCGTGATCGTGCCGTCCTGGCGGCGCACGCCGATCGCCTCGGCCGCCAGCAGCCATAGCCGCTGTTGTTCGTCGGTGGCCTTGCGGATCGGCGCGCGCGCGTAGCTCTCGGCGAACGCCTGGTCGAAGCTGCGCCCGGCGGCAACCGCGCTCTTGCGCCCGATGCGCGCATTGTGCTCGGCGATCTCCTCGCCGATCGTCGCCAGGAACACGTCCAGCGGCACGGCGCTATTGCCGTAGTTCTCCGGCTTGGCCATCGGCGTGTTGCCGGTGTAGGCGCCGGCGAATTTCGGATGCTTGGCCACGTCCTGCGCCAGGTCGCGGAACGCCCGCTCGATCGGTTTGCTCTGCCCGTGATACGGCGTCGTCCAATGCACCGCGACGCCGAGCAGCGTCAGCAGGCCATCCGGGTCTTCATCCTTGACCTTGAAACGATACCGGTTGGGGGTGCCGCCGGTGATCCACTTGCTGGCGAAGTCGCGGCCGTTGTCCAGCCAGCAATGATCGGGGATGCCCCAATCGGCGACCATGTCGCCGATCGCCAGCCGCACCGCTTCCTTGTTCGCCGACCGGTCGACGCGCCAGGACAGTATCTTGCCGCTATACAGGTCCTGAATGGCGACCATCATCGGCCGCAGGATTTCCCCGTCAGGCCAGCGCACGAACACATCCCACTTGTGCCCGTCGGCGTTCACCGCCTCCAGCGCATGGAACACGCCGCGATCGCGCTGCTGCGCCGGGAACATCCGCTTCAGCGCCTCGGTGCCCTCGCGTTTCAGAGTGCGCAGTTCCGGCGGCAGGCTGGCCAGCTTCCGTTCCAGCGTCCGCGCGCCGGGCAGCGACCAGCCATGCTGTTCCGCCGCCCGCTGCACCCGCCGATAGCATGCCAGGAAGTTGGGTGCCTCCAGCCGCAGATAGTCCGCCTTCAGGAACTCCCAGGCGTCCGGGCTGCACTCGACTTCCGTCATGCGTCCGACGTGCCGAGGCGCCAGATAGGGCAGCCAGTCGGCCTCGGAAATGCCGTCCAGGGATTTCTCCCAGGCGTAGATCGAGGACGCCGCGACCTTGCGCACCGCCGCGACCTCGGCGACCGCCGCGACCTTACGCATGCCGGCATTGTAGAGCTGCGCCACCATGTTCAGCGCTTCCAGCCGCTCGCGCGCCTTGGCTTTCTTGGCGTCGGTCTGCCGATCGAACCAGGACCACATTTCAGTGCGCGTCAGGTCGGATTTCCGGCTCGCGCGCGGATCGACATCGACCGGCGCGGCAAAATCCATCGTGATCTTCACCTGCGCGACTGTCGGCAGCAGCGAGTAGTGGAACTCGATCCCGCCGCCCCGGCCGGCGCGCTTGCGCCAGAATTTCCCCTGGTATTCCGGCCGGGTCCAGGCTTCGCGCCGGGCCAAATCCTGGATGCCGGGCCGAGTGTTCGGCATGCCCGGCAACGCCAATGTGGCCAGCTCGGCGGCGGAGAACCATTCCCGGATCAAGGTCACAGCAGCCCTCCCGCACGCGCCTGCCGCTGCAACGCCTTTGCCTCGCGGCGCAACTCGTCCTCGCGCTCGCGCACCTGCGCCAGCTTGATCAGCGCCAGGAACTGCCGGTCCACCACCGCCCAGCCGAACATGCTGGCGATCATCTCCAGCAGCCGAGGGTCCTGCGTGGCGTGCAGCAGC